ATCGGATATGGAACACGGAGCTGCTGATAGCGAAAAACTGGCCGGGATTGTCCCATCATAGTGAACCGGTCCGTGATGAGGAAGGCTTCGGACAGCTTGCATCATATCTGTGCAAACCGCTTCCGGAAGAGCTTGAACAGGAAAGCATATTTGACCCGGAAGAGATCAAGCGCGCATCCAGTCTTTCTTCGAGTAGAAACTTAGTACGTCCGGAACCAGAGAAGAAAGCATATGTCCGGCGGACTATGAAGAAGATCATCACGGATGGACCTGTAGCCCGTCCTGGTTTTTACATAGAAAAAAAATCAATTCGAATTGGCATAAATCAGGTAACAGGGTACAGCTATGTCTATTACACCGAAGTAAAGATACAGCAGACCAAGAGAGTGATACGAGCGCCGGGCGACGATTGGCCGAAGTTGCACCGGTGCAACGAAAGGAGACGAAAATGCAGGAAGTGAGGATATATATTGAGACTTCGACGATTGCGCCGCGCGCCACGAAAGCCGACGGCATGTATGTGATGGAAGCATACGAAGATGGAAAACAGATGCTATACAAAGGCGAGCCTGTGATCGTGTATGAAGTCATGCATTTTGAACACTGTAATACGAATATTATTACGCTGACACTGCTCATTGCAGCATTGGAACGGATGCAGAAGGGATGTACCGTGCACATCCACACACGCACGGAGCATGTATATTGGACGCTCAAAAATGACTGGCTGACCGGCTGGAAGAAAACCGGCTGGAAGTCGGCAAGAGGTGTCGCTATCAAGAATGCAGAAATGTGGGAAAAAGTTGAGCATTTACTCAACAAAAAAGAAAGCTGGACCGTATCCGAGGACACGCACGAGTGGAAGGCTTGGATGCAGGAGAAGATGAAGAATGGAGGCATGAAAGATGTGGGATAAATTTGGAGAGTTGGACAGTGCTGAAGAGATCAACCGCCTTGCGGCGGCAGAACTGCAGGACGTCGACGCACTCAAAGCACTTGCTGCAGAAAACGGATTGGATAAAGATGACGTGGAGGATTATATCGATGGGCTGATTGATACATTGACCACGCCGGAGCTGGCAGCGGTCGGGAAGCTGGATGTGGAAATGAAGCATCTGGATGTTAAAGGAATACTTAAAGACTGGGTAGATGAGATTAAAGCGGAGATCATGAGAGACAGGGAGTTTGCCATAGCGGTACGACGGAAAGGGAAGAGCCTCGCGGGGTATATTGCATTGACAGCGGAGACGGGATATACGAATCGCGCTGTGGTGCACAAAGAGATAGTGGCGAAGACTACAACAATTAAAAACATGATCGGATCGCATGAGTTTTCTATCGGGATCCCGACGCGGACGGAGCGGAAACAGTTGATGCATACATACTATGAGGGAGGTGTCGACTGATGATGGCATTCAAAGGATTCACACCTAATCTGAAGAGCGTAATGGGTGATGGAAAGAAAGAGACATGTCACTTTGTACCAGGAGAGACAAAGAAGGTTGAAAGAAGCAAGACTGCAAATTCCGGATTCCATTGCTGCGAATATCCGCCGGACTGCCTGCGATACTACAGTTGGGAAAAAAATCGTTTCTTCCGCGTAGAGGCGGCAGGCGATATCGACGAGGATGAAGGAGAACGTATCGCGGCAACAGAGATTACGATTGTGGAAGAGCTGGATGCACGGAAATTTGCTTATTATACCATGCGATATATAGCCATGTATCCACGGAGAAAGAATTGGATCACGAATATGACAGGAGTATCCATACAGCCGGACAAAGCAAAGGTATCGGAAGCGGGGCATATAGCAATTGCCAGAGGCAGCAGTCCGCGTGTCAGAGGTACAGAGGGAAGCGTGGTCGGACTAATTGTCGAAAAGGACGAAGAAATCAAGAATATGAAAATGCTCGTCGTAACAAGTAAATATGCGGATAAATGGCTGTACATCGATAAGAACAGACAATTGCATGTGGAGGAAGATGTATGAGAGAGAAAGCGATAGAGAAAACACCGGCGCCGAAGACGAAGAAAAAAGGCTGGTGGACAATCCTGCAGGTTGTACAGGGAATTGTAGTATTGAATATTTTCAAGAATAAAGTATTGCAGAGGCGGCACTGCTTTAACCCGACGAATAGCGAGTATGCAACATGGCATGCGGATACCGGGTTATGGCATGCAGAGAAGGTGCCTGCCGCATACGAAGCGAGCTGGGATGGCGGTGATGGATATTACGGAAAAAAAGGTGACAGCAGTATGTCGAGCGAAGATCATGATCGATTGAAGGAAATATTGGATGATGCACAAAACCCATATACATATTATCGAACGAATTTGATTGACCGTATATATGATTTGGAGCAGGAAAGAGACAGGAAAGTGCGGCAGACAAAGGAAGAACGAAGATTTGCAAGAGTTACAGCATTGATGGATCGTGTGCCAGATGTGCCTACAGATCTGCGAGACTGGATAGATAAGCAGTTCACCGGCGGGGAAAACTGGTGTATCAAGGACAGGGATACAAAGAAATGGGTATGCTCGGCATGTGGCGGTTCGTTTGAATTGAAGAATAAGCCGCGGAACAACGACAACATTACATGTCCGGAGTGTAATCGGGAGATTAAGTATTTGTCACGAAAACGGAAAGTTGAGATGGTTGAACATTTCTACCTGATCCAGCCGATGGATACAGACACATCCGTATGCAGGCATTTTGTAACAGAAATCACTTTCGAACCGGGAGTATGTGAACACAAAAATATATGGATAGATGAAGAAATACGGGTAATCCTGAACAAGCAAATTGATACGCTTGAATTCAATCGAAAGAAAAAAGCAGAATGCGACATCTACTATAAGCAGTGGAGTTACTTTGATAACAAAGGAAATCCGCAGAACAAGCGGGAATATGTTGGAGCACTGTATGATGCCGGCATCATGGAAGCCTTCAAGGATACAAGCTATGAGTCGTGGAGCCGGTTATTCACCCAGATGGCGGCAGCGGGACAGCAGTGCAACTGGAATGCAATGATGGCAGCAGTCAAAGACAAAGAATACATGCAGGTAGCAGAGATGTTGTTCCGTGGAAGATTCTACCGGATGCTGACAGAGACAAGCATGCAGATAAGTTATTGGGACTTAGAGTATATCGGTTATCTGGATGTGACCGGTCGGACGATTGAAGAGGTGTTTGGAATTGCAGACAGACAAAAGATCAACCGGATCCGGGATTGTAACGGTGGTGGGCTGATTCTTAAGTGGATGCAGTACAGTGAAGAAAAAGGCGAGAAAATATCTGAGAAGCTGCTTACATGGGCGAAGCGTGAAAATATTACGCCGGGTACATTAAAAGAGCCGTTGACGTATATGTCGGCAGAGCAGGCAATGAACTACATCGAAAAGCAGAAAAAGGAGCAGTACAAAGGAAAGAGTACGCGTGTAATCGTAGATCAATATGCCGATTATATACGGATGTGTAACAAGCTGAAAAAGAAACTGGAAGATGAAATGATCTATAAGCCGCGGGAACTGAAGCGGCGACATGATGAAGCGGTCGAGGAAATCAAGGTAAGGGAAATAGAGATTGATTCAGAGGAGTATTCAGAACGGTATCCGGAAGCAGAGGATGTACTGAAGGAAATAAAAAAGAAATTCGAGTACAGAGGCACCGAATATTTCATCATGGTACCAGAGCGGATATATGACATTGTATGCGAAGGGCGGAGCCTGCATCACTGCGTCGGATCCACAGACCGGTATTTTGACCGGATGGCGCAGCATGAGACATACATTTGCTTCCTGCGGAAGGTAGAAGAACCGGACAAACCATTTTATACGATCGAAGTGGAACCGGGAGGCACAATCAGACAGCATCGTGGCATGTTCGATGAAGAACCGGAGTTAGAAACAGTAAAACCTTTCCTGAAAGAATGGCAGAAAGAGATACGGAAACGAATGAGTGAGGAAGATCATGCACGCGCGAAGCAGTCAAAAGTATTACGAGAAGCAAATATAAGGGAATTGCAGGAGAAGAACAATACCAGAGTGCTTCAGGGATTGATGGAAGACTTTATGGAGGCAGTGTGAAAGGAGCGAAGACATGTTGGAATTAACAGAAAGATCAGAAGAGTATTCACAGGAATATCTTGCATTCAAGCAGGAGTTTGATACAGAGCTGAACAAGGCAGCAGACGGATTTGTAAAAATAGGTTATCTGCTCCGACGGGCGGAAGAATCGAATGTCTTGGAAACAAGCGGATACAGAAATGTTGCGGAGTTTGCAGCAGCGGAGTACGGACTGTCAAAGGACGTCGTATCAAGATATATCAATATCAACAAGCGCTACAGTGAGGGCGGATATTCGCCCGTCCTTGCTGAAAGATATCATGGGTTCGGCATGGCAAAGCTTGCCGAGATGCTGACACTCCCGCAGGCGATAGTAGACACGATTCCGGAAGAATTATCGAAGACAGAAATCCGGGAGATCAAGAAGGAGTTTGATGAAGAGCAGGGCGTGACAGATATCGAGATTGCGATTGAGGCAGCAGGACAGCCAGAGGAACAAAGAGAAGATACGTTGCTGACGAAGGTAGTCAGAGCATGGCTGCATGATATACCGGACGACTTCCGGCGATTATCGAGCGTGATTTATCCGGATTATGATATCGACGCAATGATGGACATCATTGCGCCGGACGAGACGAGAGTGATCATCGTGCGAGTCCCTGGCGTTGGAAAACTGATGATGACATGCTCGATTTCGGCAAGTATCAAGATCGTCACTATGCGTACCGGAGAAAATCGGCAGATAAGCTGGGAAGACCTGTGCAGCGCCGCATCTGCAATCTGTGCGCGCAGATATCCGGATGAGGGGATCGAAGATGTCTGGGCGAGGACATATGATGATCCGTATCCGGAAGAGAAGAAAGAAGAACCGAAGCCAGAGCCGAGGAAGGAAGTGAAAAACGAAGAGAAGAAGCCTGCGAAGCGGAAGGAAAGTAAAGTCACGGTTGCAAAGCCGGTGAAGAAAGAAGAACCGAAGAAGCAGTATGAAAAGCCTGCGATCGTCGAGATGCATCATGATCCGGAGGTGCTGGAAAGAGATGCAGAAGAAGTGAAGAATGCAGCGGAAGCTGATCAGGAGGAAAGCGCACATCAGAAAGAAGGTACCGAAGAACAGGAAACATATGCTCCAGCTTCAACGGGGTATTTGGGATATACAGATAATTCAGAATATGAAGCGACACTGGAAGAGCTTCGAGATGATATGAAGGATCTGGCGAAGTATTTTGAACAGAAAGACTACAGTATGGCAAAACAGACGGCAGCGGTTATGAATACCGAGATTGAGAGCCTGCTGAAGATTATGGAGAAACATAATGGATAAGAGCAAGAAAGGGGTAAAGTGATGACAAATAAAGGAACATGCAGATATTGCAAGAATATTGTATTTTTTGATGATCCGGTTGACGATGATGAGTCGGAAGAAAAGGCAGTTACAATGTGTGACTGCAATGGTGCACGGATATGGCAGCGGGCAAAAGAACGGCAGGAAAGAGCAAAGGACAACATTGAGCTTGCAATTCACGAGACAGACGAAAAGGTGTGTGAATATCTGAAACAGTGTGTGGAGCTGGTCGATCGGCGGAACATAGCAAAGATAACTGTAAATAACGGACGTGGAGTTACGGTCACGGTTAGCAAGACGAATAAGGACACCATCAAGGTTGCCAAGAAAGTAAGTAAGGATGTGGTTTATGATGAGTAGATTGATTGACGATATGAGCTTGAAAGATCGAGTAAGTGAGTACACTTTGAGCCCGGATGAATACCAACGGTTCTGCAGAATTATTGACGCAGAACCTACGGCATACAACGTAGATAATGTTTTGAAACAACTGGAAGAGGAAAAAGAGCTTTCATATGCGGATTTTGACAAGTATGTGGATGAAATATGTCCTTGCTTGGATACAGAATATGATGACTTGTACCACAGAGGACTGGATAGAGCAATCGAGATAGTAAAGCAAGGAGGGAAATCATGAGTAGATCTATCATGCAGAACAAAGACGGATGATGTAGCATCGAAATGGAGGATATGAGCATGTACATAGAAGAAATAACAGAGCAGACGGTTATTCCGAATCTGATGGATGATGAGAACGTCTGCATGATTAAGAAAAATTATTCCGGCAAGCTGGAGATCAGTGAGCTTGCCACGTTCAAGATCTCGCAGATTAAGAAGTATATGGAACGTAAAGATGTTGCATTTGTTATCGTAAAGGAAGATGAAAAGGGAGATGTGAATCATGAGTAAATCTATCATACAGAACAAAGACGGATGTTGTTACATGTGCGATCTGCTCGGAACAAGGCAGCAGGGCTATACGATTGAAGAGCATCATTGCTTTGGAGGACCAAACCGAAAACTGTCCGAAAAATATGGACTGAAGGTTTATCTTTGCCCGGAGCATCACCGAACGGGACCGGATGCGGTACACCAGAACAGCGACTATATGCAGATATTGCACGAAGCGGCACAGAAGGCTTTCGAAGAGCACTATCCAGATAAGAGCTTCCGGGAGATCTTCGGGAAGAATTACCTGTAAAGTCTAGTAAATACTAGATAAAGATGCACATTGAAAAGTGAATACTGGTCAGAAATTTTTCATCTTTTTTAATAAAAAGTATTGACATACGGTACACCGTATGATATTATAATACTTGTAAGGAGGTGAATAAGAAATGGCTAAGAAAAAACAAAAGAAAAAGCCCAAACTTGAAAAAGTCGCAATCGTAACAGGCATCCTGCAAGGCATAGCAACCATCGTATGCTTGATCTACGAAACCTTCTTCAAGTAAGGGCACAGGCGGTGGGAATATCCCACCCACCGCCTAATTTTATTCTAAGCCATTTTTGAAGATATGTCTATAAGAAAAGTATTAACAATTATTAGCACCTGTTCGGCGGCGGTTCTTGTGTACTATGCAATCAGAAAAGGATTGGATGCGGCTATTGCAATAGCACTTGTATTGAGTGTGGCATCAATTGGATTAAATATATATTGTGAGGTGCACGATGGAAGAAAAGAAGATTAGACCGCAGGACAAGTGGAATGCAAAAGCTGGCTTGATAAGCAAATCATATAAGCTGAAGCGAGATCTGGTAGAGGCATTTGCAGATGCATGTGAGAAGGCTGGAGTAAGTCAAGCTGGACAGCTTAGCATGATGATGAGAGAATTCATCGAGAAAAACAAGTAAATACTAGAAAAGAAAAGGTACTGACCAGTATTTATTGGTTGGTACCTTTTTTATTTTGGCACTAAGAAAATATATCATAAATCTAAAGAAGGAAGGGGGTGAGAATCTGGGAAACTGAAAGAACATAAACATATAAAATGATTGGAGGATATAAAGATGGCAAAAGTATATATTGGAGTAGGACATGGCGGGAGCGATCCCGGAGCAGTGAAGTATCTTGTAGAAAAAGATATTGATTTGCAGATGGCAAAGGGATGCCGCGATTATCTGAAAGAGCATGGCGTAGATGTATTGATTAGCAGAACTGGAGATATTGATAGCTCAATCAACGAAAAGACAACAATGTGCAATCATTGGGGCGCAGATCTGGCACTTGATATACATAACAATGCAGGCGGCGGAGAAGGCTTCGAAGTATGGCACAGTGTGAACGGTGGCAAAGGAAAGGTGCTTGCACAGAACATAGAGAAAGAAGTTGTGAAGATCGGGCAGAAAAGCCGAGGCTTAAAGACAAAAAAGAACGCATACGGAAGCGATTATTTTGGATTCATTCGACAGACGAAATGCCCGGCGATTATCTGCGAGGGTGTATTTGTAGACAATAAGGCTGATGCGGCAAAAGCGGATACAGAAGAGAAGTGCCGGGCGTTTGGTGTAGCATATGCGAAAGGAATCCTTGCAACGCTTGGACTTGGAATGAATACAGAACAGAATGCAGCTGGAGAAACAAAGGAATCGGAGCAGGCAGCAGTCCAACCAGAGCAGACACAGACAGATACATATAGAGTTAAGGTCACAGCATCGGCACTGAATATTCGTAAGGATGCAGGTACAGCAAATGCAATAATCGGAGTGATCCGGGACAAGGGCGTATATACGATTGTGGCGGAAAAGACAGTATCCGGGCAGAAATGGGGAAAGCTGAAAAGTGGTGCAGGCTGGATATGTCTGGAGTACACACAGAAAGTATAAAGGAGCGTGAGAAAGGTGAGACAAAGAAACTCGGTCGCCAGCTATAACATTGGGAAGCATAGATTCTTGGAATTGTACCACTACTGTATGCAGTATCCGGACTGGATAAAAGAGATTCGAGAACTGCGAGGACTTCGGTCGCATGAAACCAGAGCAACAGGAAGTGGATTGTCGAACCCAACGGCAAGCGCAGCGATCAAGGCAGCAGAACTAAGCAAGAGATGTAAGGTGATTGAAGATACGACAGTGGAAGCAAACAAGGAACTTGCACAGTATATCCTTGCGGGAGTAACAGATGCTGAGTGCACATATCCGGTGCTTGAAGCGCGTGGGATGCCAGCATCGCGTGCATTATACTATCGCAGTCGGCGGAAGTTCTACTATCTGTTATCTAAGAAAGTGAAGTGAGAAGATATGAAAACGGAGTATGAGATCATTGAGGAATATATTGATTACTTTAACGAAAAGGAATTTGTAGAGAGCCTGACGTTGCAAGATCAGATGCTTTATAGACTTGCATTAAGAGAGACGTATTCATACTTGTTTTTTAAGCTATACGTAAGAGTGAGAGAATTCTTCGGAAGTTTTAAGAAAAAATGAAAGTGGAGTACTCAGGGGACATTTTAAGTGATATTATGATAGCATAAGATATTTGAGAGACACGAAGGCAGCAGTTGTATGGAAACATATAGCTGCTGTTTTGCGTAGAAAGGAGAGACGATGAAACAGACGATATGTACAGCAGTAGGAATGATTGGATCTGCGATTGCTTCGGTATTTGGTGGATGGGATGCGGGAACCGTAACTTTGCTCATATTCATGGCGATTGATTATGTATCCGGTTTGGTTGTAGCGGGAGTGTTCCACAAAAGCAACAAGACAGATACCGGAAGCCTGGAGAGCAAAGCAGGATGGAAAGGCTTATGCAGAAAGTGCATGACACTTGTGTTCGTGATCGTGGCATACAGATTAGATCTTGTGATTGGAACGAATTATATCCGCGACGCGGTTGTGATTGCATTTATCGCAAATGAAACGATATCACTGGTAGAAAACGCAGGACTTATGGGCGTAAAGCTCCCGGCAGTAATCACAAAGGCAATCGATGTCCTTCAGAAGAAATCAGAGGAAGAATGATGTATAACGATACCAGATGGAAAAGGAAACGCGCATCCGTATTGAGACGGGATGCATATCAGTGTCAGGAGTGCAGACGCTACGGAAAGCGAAGACAAGGAGAGCATGTGCATCATGTATTCCCGGTTGAATACTATCCGGATGAGAGATACAACGACTGCAACCTGATAACCTTGTGCCAGTCCTGCCACAACAAGATGCATGACAGGGATTCGCATGAGCTGACAGCACAGGGAAAGCAGTTACAAATGCGTATGAAGAAGAGATATGGCAGCAGACTCCCCCCTCTCTAGCGTTTTTGGAGCGCCGGAGGATAGAACGGTGGGTGGAGCCTTTTCCAAATACGCAGGATTTTTTGAGAAAGGGGGAAACCGGGTGAAAAAGACAGCATGGAAAAATCGAATAATATCAGCAGCCAAGGCGGTTGGCACGTATCGGGATGCTTTTCTTCCGATGATCGATACGCTCGCAAATATACTTGCAGAGCGTGACAAAATCTATCAGGAATACGTCGAAACCGGTGCCAAACCTGTAGTGGAGCATACGAACAAAAACGGAAGTACCAACATGACCAAAAATCCGCTGTTGGTGAGCTGGGGCGACATGAATACATCCGCGCTTGCGTATTGGCGTGATCTTGGGCTCACACCGGCAGGGCTGAAAAAGATTGATGAATCTGCAATCAAAACCAAGAAGACATCGGCATTAGGAGATATTCTGCGGGACATTGGCAGCTAAGAAGTATAGGCAGGTAGCGATCGACTATGCCAGGGATGTAGTTGCGGGAAAGATCATTGCCGGAAACAATGTACGAGAGTGCAAGCGATTCCTGGACGATCTGGAACGTGATGATCTGGAGCTGCACACGAAAGAGCCGGATTTTGTGATCAATATCATCGAGCGGGTGATGGTGCATGTGAAAGGCGAGGACCTGCAAGGACATTCCCTGCGGAACACACCGCTGATATTGCAGCCGTGGCAGATATTCATCGTATATAACTTAATAGGCTTTTACTATAAAGGTACTCAGATCAGACGATACAAAGAGGCCTTTATTTTTGTCCCGCGAAAGCAGGGGAAAACACTGTTTATAGCGGCGCTGGCTTTTGCTCTGGGGTTATTAGAGCGTAAATCAGGTGCGACAATCTATATTGTTGCAGCGGCACTGAAACAGGCAAAGCAGAGCTTCGACGATATCATGCATACTTTGCGATACCAGGGCATGATAGGTGAGTTCAAAGTACTGAATAACAATGCACAGCACTCTATTGAGTACACGTTTTACAACGAGAATGAAGAGCCGGAGGGTTCCCTGTACATCGAAGCACTTGCCAGCAATCCGGACACGCAGGATTCGTTCAACTGCAATATAGCTATCGCGGACGAGGTGCATGCGTTCAAGCGAGCATCGCAGTACAACCGATTCAAGGAAGCAATGGCAGCATACACAAACAAGCTGATGATCGGTATCACAACCGCAGGCGATAACATGAACTCATTCTGCTATCGACGTCTGGAATACGCGAATAAGATATTGGATGGAACTGTGAAGGATGATAATTTGTTTTGTTTCGTATCACGAGCCGATCAGGACGAAAATGGCAACGTGGATTTCACAAATCCGATTCAGCACGAAAAAGCAAACCCCGGATATGGTGTGACAATCCGACCAGAAGCGATTCTGGCAGATGCAATACAGGCACAGAATGATCCGCAACAGCGCAAGGACTTTTTGAGCAGGCAGTTGAATATCTATACAACTGCGATGAAAGCATATTTTAATATCAAAGAGTTCCAAAATTCTGATAAAAAGTATAGCTGGACACTGGAGGATCTCGCAAAAATGAAAATCGACTGGTACGGCGGTGCCGACTTGTCGAAGCTGCATGACCTTACGGCAGCAGCACTGTTTGGACATTACAAGGGCGTGGATATCATCATCACACATGCCTTTTTCCCGGTTGCGGAAGCAGCAAGGAAAGCAGATGAAGACAACATACCTTTATTCGGTTGGAGGGATGATGGCTGGCTCACAATGTGCAACACGCCGACGGTTAACGTTGGAGACGTTGTGAATTGGTTCAAGGAGATGCGGAGCAAAGGCTTTAAGATCAAGCAGGTTGGTCACGATAAGAAGTTTGCACGTGAGTACTTTATCCAGATGAAAAAGGCAGGGTTCCGTATAGTCGACCAGCCACAGTATTTCTACGTGAAGTCGGAGGGGTTCCGGCATATTGAGAAATCTGCCAAAGATGGAACGTTGTATTACCTGCATTCAGATGCTTATGAGTACTGCGTGCAGAATGTACATGCGATTGAGAAGACCGACGACATGATCCAATTTGAGAAGATAGAACCGACGGCACGTATCGACTTGTTCGATTCGAGTGTGTTTGCGTGCGTCAGATACTTGAATTCGCTCGAAAAGAGCGAGAAATCAAAGAGCTGGTGGGGAGGTGAGAATGAAGATGAGTAAAAAGAATAACGTGATACAGCGGGCACTAAGAAAAGCAAGACGATCGGCGGTGCTGATCGGAAGCGCGGAAGCATATGACATCCTGTGCGGTGATGGTTATACATCTCTGGACCAGAACCCGGAGATTGTAGCAGCCTGCCGTAAGATTGCAGAAGTGGTTGGAGCAATGACGATTCACGTCATGGAGAACACCGAACGGGGTGACGAGCGTGTGATCAATGAACTGTCACGAAAGATTGATATAAACCCGTGCAGTACCATGACGCGGCAGACGTTTATAGAAGCGATTGTGATGAATCTGCTCCTGTATGGCAAAGGCAATTCGGTTGTGAAAGTATACACGGAAGATGGATATCTGTCTGATATGGAGCCGGTGGCTGCAAACAGAGTATCATATCAGGGCGATTACACCAGATATCATGTCCTGATTGATGGAATTCCTTATGCCCCGGATGAGGTGATGCACTTTGTATATAATCCGGATAAGACATACCTGTACAAAGGGCAGGGCGTTACAGCACAGTTGAAAGACGTCGCGGATAACCTGCGGCAGGCACAGATCACAACAAACGCTTTCATGAAGAGTAAGTACAAGCCAAGCCTGATCGTCAAAGTGGATGGAATGACGGAAGAATTCTCGTCGCCAAAGGGCAGACAGAAGCTGATCAATGAGTACATGAATTCTGGAGAAGCCGGTGCACCGTGGCTGATACCGGCGGAGCAGTTTGAGATAGAACAGATCAAGCCGTTGTCTCTGTCAGATCTTGCGATATCTGACAATGTAAAGTTGGACAAGCAAAGTGTAGCCGCAATTCTGGGGGTGCCTGCGTTCGTGCTTGGCGTTGGAGCATACAAGCAGGACGAGTGGAACTATTTTGTCAAGACGAAAATAAAGACGATTGTCACAGGCTTACAGCAGGAGATGACGCGGAAACTGATATACAGTCCGAATATGTACATCAAGTTCAATGCCATGTCCGTGATGGATTGGGATCTGACGACGATAGCATCCGTATTCGGTTCGCTGTCAGACCGTGGATTTGTGACTGGAAATGAAGTCAGAGACAAGATAGGCATGTCACCAAAGGAAGGCTTGGATGAACTTAGAGTGCTTGAAAACTATATACCGTGGGACATGGCAGCAGCACAGAAGAAATTGATACAGAAGGGAGAAGACAATGGATAGACATATTCGACAGATACGATCTGTCGCATCGGAATTTAATACGAGAGAAGACGGCGAGGCACTTTCGATTGAAGGTTACTTCGCCGTTTTTAATAGCACCTATATTATTGCACCGGGTTACAGCGAAAGTGTCGAAAGTGGAGCATTTACTGAGACAATTTCAGATGATATCCGCGCGTTAATCAATCATGACACGAGCATGGTGCTTGGACGAACGAAAGCAGCAACACTGACACTACGACAGGATGAGCGTGGACTCTGGGGACATATAAACATTAATCCGGATGATTCGGATGCAATGAATCTGTACGCCAGAGTGAAACGGCATGACGTGGATCAGTGCAGCTTTGGCTTTGATATTCTGGATGAAGAGACAGACGTCCGTGAGGATGGTTCTGTTCACTGGAAAATCAAGAAAGTCAAGCTGTATGAAGTGTCAGTATGTACATTCCCTGCTTACGAAGAGACAAGTGTCAATGCACGTCAAAAGGATATCGACACCATCCGGGCGCGACAAAATGAGGTGTGGAAACTTGACATGAAGCAAAAATTAAAAGGAGGAAATGGATCATGTTAAAGGTTATCATGCTCAGAAAGAAGCTGAGCGAAGTTACAAGAAAGCTTTCCGAAGCACGTGAGAAGACAAAAGAGCTTCAGGCACGCGAGAAAGAGCTGGAAGCAGCTATTGAGGAAGCACAGACAGACGAAGAGAAGGAGGCAGTGTCACAGGAAGTAGAGCAGTACGAGAAGGATAAGGAAGAAAATGACGAGTCAGTAAGAACTCTGGAAAAGGAAGTATCGGATACAGAGTCCGAGCTTGCAGAACTGGAAAGCAAGCAGAGACAGGCAGAACCGGCACCAGAGGCAAGAATGAGAGGAGTGGAAACAGTGAAAACAACTAGAAAGAAGTTTTTTGGTATGACAGTACAGGAGCGTGATGCGTTTTTCGCGCGTGACGATGTACATGCATTTTTAGAGCGCGTGCGTACACTTGGAACACAGAATCGTGCAATAACAGGCGCAGAGCTTACAATTCCAAGCGTGATGCTGGAGCTTCTCCGTGAGAACATTGAGGAGTACTCAAAGCTTTATAAGCATGTACGTGTGCAGTCTGTGCCGGGTAAGGCAAGACAGACGATTCAGGGCACGATTCCGGAAGCAGTCTGGACAGAGATGAATGCGGCTATCAACGAGCTGTCGTTGGTGTTCAACGATGCGGAGGTAGATGGATACAAGGTTGCCGGATATATGGTAATCAACAATGCCGTGCTGAAGGATTCCGACATTGATCTTGCATCAACCATCATCACATCGCTTGGACAGTCTATCGGATTGGCACTTGATAAGGCAATCCTTTATGGTACATCAAAGAAGATGCCAACAGGTGTAGTCACACGTCTGGCGCAGGCAACAAAGCCGGAGACTTACCCGGATACCGCGCGTGAGTGGAAGAATCTTTCTTCCTCAAACATTGTATCAATTGCAGCCGCAAAGAAGGGTGTTGATCTGTTCAAGGAGATTGTGATTGCATCAGGGAATGCCAAGGGCAAGTATTCGACAGGTAATCGCTTCTGGGCTATGAACGAGACAACCAAGACAAAGCTTGTGGCAGAGGCACTCAGCTTTAATGCAGCGGGCGCAATCGCTACCGGAATGGGGGACACCATGCCAATCGTTGGTGGTGCGATCGAAACACTCGATTTCATCCCGGACAATGTAATTGTCGGCGGGTATGGTGACTTATATCTCCTTGCCGAGCGTGAGGGAGCACAGATCACACAGTCCGAGCATGTGAAGTTTTTAGAAGATCAGACAGTATATAAGGGATTGGCACGATATGACGGTCTTCCGGTGATTGCAGAGGGCTTTGTAGCAATCGGAATCCTTGGAACTACACCGACAGCAGATATGACATTTGCAGAAGATACAGCAAATAAGGCGGCTGCATCAAGTAAGGAGTAATATATGACAGATGCAGATAAGTTGACAATGTTAAAGATCGACCTTGGAATCTCTGCCACGGTGTATGATAAGCGGTTGAGTCAGTATCTGCAGACTGCAAAGAAACGGATCGAACGGGAAGGCATCACCTTCCCGGAGGATCCACCTGTGGATGATGAAGAGCTTATCATAAGCTATGCGGCGTGGATGTGGCGCAAAAGAGCAACCGGCGAGGAGATGCCGCGCATGTTACGGTATGAACTCAACAATCGCCTGTTTGCGCAGAAAGCGAAGGTGGAAGAGGATGGATGACGAAATCATATTGATCGCTGTAAAGACTGAGACAGACGACATTGGAAGTCCGGTTATCACAGATAAAACAGAGCGTTCGGTAATATGCAAAGTACAGTCCGTTGATCGCCAGGAATTCTTCAAAGCCGGGCAGGTCGGTATGAATCCGAAGTATCGCTTTGATACAGACAAGGTAAATTACAACAGCGAAGAGCTTGTGAAGTACAAAGACAAAGTATATGGGATCTATCGTACATATGAGCGTACAGATTCAGATACGATCGAGCTTTATGCAGAGGAGAAAGCAGGGGTGACGTATGTCGAACAAGACGATTAAAATTGGACAGCTTGATATGGAATTACAGTCAATCTTTTCAACGTTTGAGCATCATGTGCACACTGCGGTTGATACGGCAGCGGAGAAAACAGCCGAGGAAGCTGTAAAGAAGCTGAAAAAGACCTCACCCAAAAACAAGCGTGCAAAAAGAGGAAAAAAGTACAAAAATGGATGGAAATACAAGAAAACATCAGAAGGAATGACTGTGTATAACGAGCAGTACCAGCTGACACATCTTCTTGAGAACGGACATGACATCATCATCAATGGAGAAGTGCGAGGACACGCTGATGCACACGTGCATATTGCTCCGGTGGAAGCATGGGCGCAGGATGAGTTTCCGGAAGAATTTAAAAGGCAGGTGGAAAAAGGATGACGATTGCAGATGTAAAGAAAGTCTTGTCGGTACCGGGTGTGACTGTACACTATGACCATGCACCTGTAGGCACCAATGTACCATACGTCACATACACATGCCATGCGGATAGTAATTTCTTCGCAGATGACAAGGTGTATCAGAAGATTAGTTCCATGCGTGCGGTGCTGTACAGTACGAAAAAGAATGAGAAGCTGGAAGCGATGATCGAAGATGCTTTGAATGAAGCAGAGATCCCGTGGAGCATGACAGACGAGTTCGAGAACGAGCAGAAAGTATTTATGACTATATACGAAGCGGAGGTAATATAAAGATGAGTAAAGAAAAAAATAAGATTAAGTTTGGATTGAAAAATACCCACTATGCGATTATCACAGAGACGGAGCAGGAGGATGGAACGATCAAGAGTACATACAGTACGCCAAAGAAATGGCCGGGAGCAGTAAGTTTATCGCTTGATCCGTCCGGAGAATCCAACACGTTTTATGCGGATGATACCGCGTATGCCGTATTGTCAAGCAATTCCGGCTATGAGGGAGATTTTGAATCTGCACTTGTACCGGAGGACGTGGAAACTGAGGTGATGGGACAGGAAGAAGTCGATGGTGTGTTTGTTGAATCTTCGACAGACGAACAGAAGTATATTGCTCTTTTGTTTGAGTTTTCAGGAGATAAAAAGGCACGCAGACATGTACTGTATCGTTGCTCACTGACACGACACTCCGTTGCGTCCCAGACAAAAGAAGATAGCACGGAGCCGGTGACAGAATCTGTGACAATTACGGCTGCACCACGTCCGGATGTCAATGTGATCAATGGCAAGGAAAAGAATCTGGTTAAGGCAACAACCGGATCAAATACAACAGATGAAGTGTATAAGAGCTGGTATACAAAAGTATGGGAGCCGACTGCATCAGAACAGGCAGCAGGTTAATATCAATCATTGAAATGGGATGGTAGAAGATACCGTCCCATTTTTCTTGCAAAATATAAAGTTGCACCGGTGCAACAGAAACGGAGGATACTATGAGATCAGTGATCAGAATTGGGAAGAGAGAGGTGGCAGTTGAGAGCAACGCAGCGACTGCGATTCGATATAAGCAGATATTTAAGCGCGAGCTGTTAAAAGATCTTGCCATGTTGGAAAACGTAGAAGACGTAGACAAACTTGATGCGATTGAATATACATCGAAGCTTGCGTATGTGATGAACATGCAGAACCGGAAGGAGATTAAAGAAGCTTCAGAAGAAGGGTATATTGCATGGATGGAAGAATTTGAGGAAGCAGACTTCCAGGATCCTGCGGCAATTACATCCATCTTGAATGTATGGAATCGCAATATTACGACCACAAGTGAACTAAAAAAAAACCAAAGTCAACAGTAAGGGAGATGAATACAAACATCTTCATGCTGCGGGCTTTTTCACTACATATATCAATGCAGGACCTTGAGGAGTTAACACATGGAGATGTGCTCGACATGATGATTGAGAGCAACAACGACACGTATAACTACCCACTCAAGGCGACGCAGGATGATTTTGATAAATTTGCAGCTATGTAAAGGGGTGGCTACGTGGGACAGATAAAAGGAATTACAATTGAAATCGATGGAAAAACAACAGGGCTTACGAAAGCACTGAAAGCTGCCAATTCAGAAATAAAAAGAACAAAAAGCAATCTGAGAGATGTTGAAAATGCATTAAAAATAGATCCTAAAAATGTTGAACTGCTGAAAGCAAAACAGAATGCTCTGAATGAAGCAATCAAAGAAACAGAAAAAAAGCTGAAACTGGAGCAAGATGCGGCTAAAAATGCGAAAGAACAGCTTGATCTTGGAAACATCACACAGAGTGAATACGATGCGCTGCAGGCAGAGATTGTTAAGACAACAGATGAACTATCAAATCTGAGAGACAAAGCAGAAAGTGCCAAGCAGGCTGTGTCTGATATGGAAGATAAAATGTCGGTTAAGATGCAGGCAGCAGGCACGCATATCAAGGAAGTTGGCAACAACATATCTGAGCTTGGAGAAAAGGTTACAGGTGTAGGAGATAAGGTATCGGCACTTGGCGGAAAGATGACAGCAACAATTACGATGCCGGTTGTGGCAGGAGGTACCGCGGCGGTCAAAGAAGCGACGGACTACTCTTCCGCATTGGCGAAGCTGTCCACAATCGCAGATACAACACAGACACCGTTAGATGATCTCGACTCTTCGATTATGGCGTTGTCTGACAGTACAGGTATGGGTGCTGCGGAGATTGCGGAAGCATCGTATCAGGCAATCTCCGCAGGTCAGTCGACCAAGGATGCTGTTGGATTTGTAGAACAGGCAAACGTACTTGCAAGAGCTGGATTTACAAGCATGACAACGGCGACGGATACGCTTACAACAGCCTTAAATGCATATGGGTTATCTGCAGATCAGGTATCATCCGTATCGGATAAGCTGATCACAACGCAGAATCTTGGTAAAACGACTGTAGATGAACTGGGTGCGTCCATGGGTAAAGTTATTCCAACAGCGGCGATGTATGGTGTCAATTTGGACCAGTTAAGTGCGGCATATGTTACAACTACGAAAAATGGTATAGGTACAGCGGAAGCTACAACTTACATCAATGGTATGCTGAATGAACTTGGGAAATCCGGAAGCACGACATCAAACATCTTGAAAGAAAAGACGGGCAAGTCGTTTAGTGAGCTGATGAATGAGGGATATAATCTGTCAGATGTGTTACAGATTATACAGAATGAAGCGGACAGTAGCGGAATGAGTCTTGCAGATATGTTTGGTTCACAGGAAGCCGCGAAGGCAGCGGCAACAATAACCCAGCATACAACAGATTTTACAAGTGCAGTTAAAGAACTTGGAAATTCCGCAGGTACAGCGCAACAAGCATTTGATACGCTGGAAGCTTCGGATCCGTCCATCCAGTTTGAAAAGACAAAGACAGCGATCCAAAACTGCGCAATATCAATCGGTCAGATCTTGATGCCAATCGTTCAGCAGATAGCCGGGAAAATACAGGAGCTTGTACAAAAGTTCCGTGACTTAGATCCGGAGACACAACAGCAGATCGTAAAGATTGCTGCAATAGCGGCGGCGATAGGACCGCTACTTGTGGTGATAGGAACACTCATATCATCGGTGGGACATATCATTACATTTAGCGGTCAGATAGTGTCTTTAGTCGGTTCTATCACAACATGGATGGGTACCGCATCTACGTTTATTACAGGAACCATGATTCCGGCCATCACCGGAGTTGTCACTGCAATTGGTCCGTTTCTTCTGATTGCCGCTGCGGTAATTGCTGTGATCACTGCAATTATCGTAGTAATTAAAAACTGGGATGCAATCGTTGAGGTGGCACAGTTTGTATGGGAATCTTTCTGTGAGAAGGTGTCACAGCTTGTCACGGCGTTTAAGGAGTTCTTCACATCTGCTTTTCAGGCGATTGGAAGCTTCTTTACAGGCATATGGAATGGAATCGTGTCCGTTGCGACAAACGCATGGTCAAGCATAAGGAATGTATTCAGCACGGTTGGAAGTTTCTTCACAGGCATATTCCAACAGGCGTGGAATGGCATAACAAGTATCTTCAATCGATTAGGCGGTTTCTTTTCAGGCGTATGGAACTCTGTAACAGGCATCTTCAAAAGTGCAGGTATGGCAATCGGCAATGCGATTTCCGGAGCAGTAAAAACAGCCGTTAATTTTGTCTTATCCAAGGCAATCGGAATCATAAACGGCTTCATCGGTGCAATCAATGCCGTAATCGGTGTGATCAACAAAATACCGGGTGTCAGCCTGTCAAAGATCAGTAAGCTTGGAGTACCGCAATTGGAACGAGGCGGTGTGCTTGCAAAGGGACAGGTCGGCTTGCTCGAAGGTAATGGCGCCGAGGCGGTTGTACCGCTTGATCAAAACGAGAAATGGATTGCGGCCGTGGCACGTGAGATGAAAGCCGCACTTGCAGGTAATCAGACAGCAATGGCAGCAGGCGATATTGTAATCCCGGTATATATCGGACAGTCAAAATTAAATGACATCATTGTACGTGCGAACCAGATCACTAATTACAGAAGCGGAGGAAGATAATGCTGAACAAATATGTAAAAATCAATGGCGAACGTGTACCAAATCCAATCGATTATTCAGAAAGCTTCAGCAAGGTATCAAATACATTTCAGTCAGAAGCAGGAGACGATCTTGCAATTGACGTGCGAGCCGGGAAGTATTCCGGCTCGTTGAAATTCCAGGTATCTTCGAGATGGAAGAACAAGCTGCTTGGATATGCGAATATGCAGTCGGTAAAACTGCAGATTGATGAAGCGGAGTATACGGTGAGGATTGAGAGTATTGATTGCGATCTGGAGAAGAATTCGGAATATAGCCAGAACACACAAGGGTATTGGACGGTATCTTTCGGCGCGGAAGAGTTATAAAGCAAGGAGGCGGTAGCATGTATCAGGTATCAGAAGAATATCTGAAACAAACAAAAAGAAAAGTACAGACGTTCCGCCTGACCGGAACAGTAAATAAGATTGCATTTACCAATCATGACATATTAAGCGGTTCTTTCACGATAACGAATCAGTGCAGCGAGCAGAACGATGTCAAGATCGGCTCTGTGTATATTGGAGAATTAAAATGCACATTCAAGCCGGATCTGCAGGTGCCGGACTGGACGAATGCACAGATTATAGTCTCAGAAGGACTCTTGATTGACGGTACTGCATGGGAAGATGTACCGCTTGGCGTCTATACAGTATCAGAAGCAAATGACACAGAGTATGGCGTTGATATCACAGCATACGACAACATGGCTCGCTTCAATCGGTCTTGTAGCGTTGATATCACGATTGGAACACCATATGAGCTGCTTACGTTAGCATGTACAACCTGCGAGGCGGAGCTTGGCATGACGCAGGCGGAGGTAGATGCACTTCCGAACGGTACAGAGAGCCTTTCACTGTATACAGAGAATGATATCGAGACATGGCAGGATTTTGTGTTTTGGGTGGCACAGGCAACAGGTACAATTGCGACGATGGACCGTGAAGGAAAGCTTGTACTCCGAAGCTACACACAGAATGTAGTCGATACACTTACGAACCATAACCGGTTTACTGGATCGAAATTCAGCAAGTTTGAGACGCGTTATTCCGGTCTGTCGTGCGTGAATATGGCAGACGATACTACAAGCTATTACGGTTCGGATCCGGACAATTATCTGACATACAATCTTGGCTCCAATCCATTCCTGCAATATGGTGTTGACAGCTATAAGGAACAGATACGGCGTGCGGTGTTGACAGCACTTTTGCAGATTGACTATGTGCCGTTTGAGACAAGCTGTCTTTGTGGTGCCATGTATGACCTTGGCGATATCATCCGGTGCACGGATGGTATTGCTCCGGGAAAGCTTGGATGTGTGATGATGTATGATTATACATTCAACGGAGGATATAAGATCACCGGCTTTGGATCGGATCCGGCGCTTGCGACAGCGAAGAGCAAGACGGATAAGAATCTGGAAGGGCTGCGGAATAACGTATCAACAAATGAGATATTATTTTTTAATTATGAGAATGCGAGTGCAATCCAGATCGGTGATGGTGAATCTAAAGCAATTATCGATATCCGCTTTACATCGTCCGTATCGATTGGAGTGCTTTTTCAGGCGGAAATCCTGCTTGAAGCAACAGCGACGGAAGCGGATGTGATCGGAACTATTGAATACACGCTGAATGAAGTAACAATCATAGGATATAATCCGACAGAGACATGGAAAAACGGAAAGCATATACTGAGTTTGATGTATATGCTTATGATTGAAGAAAACTCTATCAATCGATGGCTGGTGAAGCTGAATATCACTGGTGGAAGCATTGCGATAGCCCAAGGAGCGGTACGTGCGGTTATCTATGGTCAAGGATTGGTTGGTACAGTCGAATGGGATGGATTTATCACACTGGAAGAGAAGCTTACGCAGATTGCCTTGAAGGATGCAATAGAAGTATCAAAGGCTCTGACATGTACAGTTATTGCAGGACTGATTGATGTGGAACGGAATGTGGTGGAGGAACAGCTTCAGACAATTCAGGTGCTGAATCAGATATCGGTTGGAAACTTGCTGGAAAAGACAGAAATCCGATGGGGCATTGCAAGCTGGACGTTCACGACCGAAAGCGAATGCACATACTCTTCCAGATATGTGACGATTGATGAAAACATGTTCAAGCTTGCGAGCACATTTGTCAACAAATCGACGAACGAAAGCATAGACCGTGGCATGATGAATGTCGTCAAATTAGATTCGACAGAATTTGAATCAATCCAGAGTGCCATTGTTAGTGATGTGCTCAATTCCGTGAGTGAGAATGGAGATACAGAACAGGTTGTGAAGTATCTGCTCTGGTCGGAAGACAAATATTATACGATTCAGGATAATGTAGTAAGCGAAATAATTCTTTCGGGTGATACCTTGCGGGCAGCAGATTTCGAGACACATGGGTTAGATACAGCACCAGCATCGGACTATATCTTGCAATTAGAATCACCGAAGATATACAAATGGACGACTGCAACTGACACGATCCAAGATACAATGATTACGATCAAAGCGGTACCGCATCCACAGATCATACAGGCAACTTGTGATATGTCGGATGTAAGTATCTATGGAATTACCGGAGCAACAGCAATCCATGAAGGTATAAATGTTAAGCTATCCTATGATGCAGGTATGACATGGACAGAAGAAGAAATATTGACGGATGCATTAGAAGGAAGTATGTTACAGGCATATGAGAGTGTAGGACAATCAAAGATACTTACAATTGCATTCATAGTATCGACAGTAACAGATAGTTTGACAGAGTTTCAGTATCAATTTAAAAATGAGGAGGAATAAG